AAAGAAGCTATGGAAGTTAAAACATGGGATGACGTTGTCAATGTTTGTAAAAAATTATATGATTTCATCGAAGATCAAAAAGAAGATGAGAAAGAAGAAGAAGATGAAATGGAAATGGGTATGCCAAGTGCTGACGAGGGTGAATCTCCTGAGAACGAAGGTGAAACTCCTATCTCTGGTGATGAGGAAAGCGATGACTCTGGTGAAGGTAATGGTGATTCTGATGGTGAAGATGAATCTGACGAAGAGCCTACTAGTGCTGAAGTTGCAGATGATGAAGCTCCTGAAGGTCATGAGACTTGGACTGAAGATACTCAAAGAGAACGTGAAGAAGATCTTCTTGAAAAAACTGAAAGTGATCGATACACAAGAGCCGGTCAGCCTCAATACTCAAGCGGCATGAGCGATGCAAATATCGAAAAGATTCTTTACTCTTACAATTATGCTAAATCATTACGTGATGAGTATGTAGAAGAATTGATGGGTGAAAGACTTCGTTATGGTGATGACCATAGTGCTTATACTCATGCAGCTTGCATAGAAGATTTCAATGAGACTAAATTAGTTTACAAGCAGCAAGCAAATCTTATGGCGAAAGACTTCGAACGTAAGAAAGCTGCATTTGAATATTCACGTGCTAGGACTGCAAAGTCTGGTAAACTTGATCCTTTAAAGTTACATGCATACAAAACTTCAGAAGATATTTTCTTGACTACTACTCAGTTAGCTCAAGCAAAGTCACATGGTATCGTAATGTTCCTTGATCTTTCTGGTTCAATGTGTGAGATCATCGAAGATGTTACTGCTCAAGCAATTACTATTGCTATGTTTTGTCGTCAAGTCAATATTCCTTTCGAGGCATATAACTTTACTTCTACTTCATACTGGAGAGAACGTGGTAAGGGTATTCGTGAGATGGAACATAAAGCTGGTGAGATGCATTCTGATGGTACTAAAGTTGTTGAGATGTTCTCTTCAAAGATGAACAAGAAAACTTTTGATGAAGCTGCTTATGTTTCATTTGCGATTGCAAAGGCACATAGCTACAACAACAAACACACTGCTTACCACATATCTGGTCACTATCTTCATGCTCTTGATGCTATGGGTTCAACTCCTCTTATTCAGACTGCAATGCTTGCAGCTAAATTGACTAAGGCATTCACACGTAAACATGCAATACAAAACACAAACATTATGTTCCTAACTGACGGTTATCCTGATGGAATAAATGTTGAACATGATTCAGATGCTAGTGTTGTGACTTCACGTGAGACAATGATTAACTTTGACGGTAAATTGATACGTGGTCAGGGTGGTCGTAAGATCTATGAGGCTGTTCTTGAAAGACTTAAAGAGATAACTGGTGCAACTCTTATGGGTTTCCACCTTGCGTATGATGCATCTACTTTCGGACAAGGCTATGTCAATGTTGATGACAATAAAGAATTTCACAAGGTAATCAAAGATTGGAGAAAAGCTGGTTTCGGTGCTTGGAAAAATGTTAAAGGTTATGATGACTATTTCATTATCAAGATCAATCGTTCTGCAAGGTTTGACTCTGATGTGTTTGAGCCTAAAAAAGCTGATACAATTAATGATCTTAAACGTGAGTTTAAGAAGTTTGCAAAGACTAAGAAAGGTAACAAGCAATTAGTCTCACGTATTACTGATGCGGTAGCGGCATGAAGAAGTTTGTTGCTCTTTTTACTCTTGCTACTCTCAGCGTTCAAGCAAATCAAAACACTTGGGATTATCCATTATTTGCTTTTGACAGATACAAGATTATAGAGTCTTATGATGGTAGTCATTATGAATTTCAATCGAGTCTAAGAAAAGATCAAGATGTCTTAGATGAATTTAAAACTTCTGGAATACTTAGTTATCTATTATTTGAGAATGATAAAATTGTAATAGATGAGAGTAAATATTATGATGTAGTAGGTGATGGTCCATTACCTTCACACTCAATGGGTAAAAGTTTAGTAGGTTATATCACCGGACATGCAATTTGTAATGGTGATATTAGTAGTACTAGTGAAAAATTAGATTGGGATCTACTTGAAAATACTTTATACCATAATCAACCATTAATTAATCTTTTAAATATGGTAGCTGGAGATCAAAAATATATTGGCATGTATCATTATCCACAAAGTGATAATTTCTTAAAGTATTCGAATATCAATTCTAATCTTTACAGCCTTGAATACCTAATGGGTTTAGAAAAGGAGCTGGCCAGAAAAGGAAAACAAGTTTATAACTATAGTGCTCTCACTACTAATATCATACTTAATTATGTATTACATAAAAGTGGTTATGATATATTAAATAAAGTTTTTACTACTCATGTCAAAGTAAAAAAACCTGTGTACTTTGCGATGACACGTGAAGATGGCAGTGAATATAATGAAAAACATAATGGTCAAAGTATGCGGTATAGCTTTTATGCAGATAGGTATGACTACTTACGAATAGCTAAAACAATAATGGATGATTGGAATAGTGATACTTGTATTGGCGATTATTTAAGAACAATATATGATCTTAGAATTGACAAAGGTGATGGGTATAAGAATGTAAAAACTGCAGTTCATAGCTATGCGAAAAGTTATGGTGGTCAATTTCATTTTGATGTTGATGGTCTAAGTCAAACTATTATTGGACTTGATGGATTTGCAGGTCAAAATATTTTAATTGATGTAGACAATGAAAAGATCATAGTGATAAATTCAAAATATGCAGACTATGATTGGGAAGAAATTGTTTATGAAAAGTATGTACATTAAGCAATTACATGTTATAATATAACTATATTTGAAAAAGGAACTATATGAAATTTAATGAATTACAAAACATCAATCAGTTGACAACATATGTTGAGAGCACATACTCTAAACATTATGCTGCTCCGAATGGTGTACAAAGTATGGATCTGATCTCTGCTTCAGGCTTAGGATTAGATTTTTGTCTTGGCAATGTATTAAAATATGCATCAAGATATGGTAAAAAGAATGGAGCCAATCGTGAAGATCTTATGAAGATCATGCACTATACTCTACTTGCAATTAATGAACATGACTTAAAGGAGTCGAATAATGAAACTTAGTAATGAAATAAAAGATGTATTGAGCAATTTCCAGTCGATCAATAGCAATATTGCTCTTGGCGAAGAAGGTGGATTTATCCGAACGATGTCCACTTCTAAAACACTTATGTCGAAAGCTAACATACCTTTTGATGCTCCATATCCATTTGGCATATATGACTTAGGTGAATTCCTAGCTTGTCTTAATATGTTTGATGATCCTACATTGTCATTTGATGATGATAAGAAGTTTGTAAATATCACTGATGGTATTACAGCATTTAAATATTACTTCTCCGATATCGACATCCTGACAGTTCCTACAAACGATATTAAATTAGATTGCGGTGATCTAAAGTTTACACTCACGCATGATGAATTAAACCAATTACGTAAAGCTTCGTCTACTCTTAAAACTAGTTGGCTAAGTATACGTAAAAACCCTGCTGCGATGTTTATCGAATGTGTTATTGTTGATAAACAGAATCCAACTTCAAATCAATTTACAATGAACGTTGCGAATTGCAGTATAAATACTGATGCTGAATTTGATTTTGTGTTTGACATAAACAATTTCAAATTTAAACCTGCTGACTCTTATGAGTTTGGTATTGATAAAAAGCAGGTAGCATTAATTAAGGCGGGTAACACAGACTACTGGGTTGCTCTTGATAAAACTACAACATTTAAGGAATCGTAATGGCAAAGAAAGAAACAGCTCCAGAAACTGTAGAACAAGCACCTGTACCTCAAGGACAGGGACTCAACCTAAGTGACATAAGATCTTGCGTTGCAATAATTGATATTGTAACTAAGCGTGGTGCATTTGAAGGTGCCGAGCTATCTGATGTTGGTGCAGTACGTAATCGTTTAGAAGGTTTTCTAAAAGCTGCAGACGAAGCTCAAGCAGCTAAAGTAGCAGAAGAAGAAGTAGCTACTGAAAAGTAAGTATGTACTTTTGACAAAAGCATGGTATAATAGTACCATGCTTATTATATTATGAGGTGTATGTGAAAGAATTTTTATTCGTAGAAAAGTATAGACCACAAACCATTGAGGATTGCATTCTCCCTGAAGGCTTAAAGGAAACATTCCAAAAGATAGTCGAGAAGGGAGAACTCCCCAATATGATGTTTACAGGTTCTGCTGGTGTAGGTAAGACTACTGTAGCCAGAGCTTTATGTAATGAATTAGATCTTGACTATATGTTAATCAATGGATCAGAAGATGGTAACATTGATACATTACGTGGTAAGATCAAACAGTTTGCAAGTACTGTATCACTTCAAGGTGGACAGAAAGTAGTCATACTCGATGAGGCTGATTACCTAAATCCACAATCTACACAACCTGCATTGCGTGGGTTCATAGAAGAGTTCTCTTCTAATTGTAGATTTATATTAACTTGTAATTTTAAGAATCGTATTATTGATCCTCTTCATTCAAGATGTTCTATATATGAATTCAACTTAGGAAACAAGGCAGAGATGGCACAGGCATTTATGGCTAGGCTTCAATTCATTCTTGATTCCGAACATATTATATATGACAATGCAGTAATTGCAGAACTCATTATGAAATACATACCAGACTGGAGACGTGTCATTAATGAATGTCAAAGGTATGGCATGAGTGGTCATATCGATACCGGTATTCTTGTTACTCTATCTGAGACAAGCATAAAGGGATTGATGGAAGATCTCAAAGCAAAGAACTTTAAGAAGATGCGTAAGTGGGTTACAGATAACATTGACGTAGAATCATCAAAGTTGTTTAGAATGATTTATGATAACATGACAGACTATGTAGAACCGCAGAGTATTCCTCAAGTAGTTCTTATATTAGCAGACTATTCTTATAAGGATAGCTTTGTTGCTGATCATGAATTAAACGTAGTGGCATGTATGACTGAGATCATGTCCTCAATCAAATTCAAATAGGAGATTTATGTTACAAGAATTTGCAACTTATGCACAGATAATTACAGCCTTTGGTGTAATATTCATTGTGTGGCAATTAGAAAAAGCAGGTAGACTATTACAATTAATGAGTAAATTTTTAGCGGAGGCAGTAGAAGAACATGACAAAGTACAGTAATGTAACACCATATAGAGAAACTAATAATTTCTTTGCATCACCAACTCTTTATGAGAATATACGAGAGTTTTTATTAGAGGAAGTAATTGAAGTTTGTTTTACTAAAAAGAATGGTGATGAACGTAAGATGAGATGCACACTTATGTCTGAACATATTCCTGCCACAAATGCACCAATATTAAAAGAAGAATCTGGTGTAGTGGAGAATAAAGATTACATGAATGTATTCGATGTTCAACAACAAGGATGGAGATCATTCATTGTTAAGAATGTTAAATATATAAAAACTAATTTACCTGATCTGCCAGCAGAGATTTCTGCAAGAAGACGGGCAATTGATGGGTTTAGTGAGTGAATCCATTTGAATTAATTAAATCTATATCCAACGATAAGAAGGATATACTTGAGAATGAGAAAGATTACAATGCCTTTATGGTGAATCGTGGTCTATCTTATTTCCCTGATACTGTTATATACGCTAACGAAATGAATAAGTTTCACCATCTGGATGGCCGCCTTCAGTATCAGTTTCTTATAAATACTATTAGAAAACGGAATCGTTTTTCTAAGTGGAACAAATCTATTGAATCTGAAAATATCAGTGCTATAAAGCAATATTATGGTTATAGCAATGAGAAAGCTCGTGATGTACTTCCGCTTTTAAGTAATGAAAATCTTAAAACAATAAGAGGAAGAATACAGCATGGCGGAATTCAACGATGAACTGGTAAATTGGAAACCAGAGATGATGTTAGAGGTTACATTGGCAGAACCCGACGATTTTTTAAAGATACGTGAAACTCTCACTAGAATAGGCGTTGCTTCAAAGAAAGATAATAAGCTATATCAATCATGTCATATACTACACAAACAAGGTAGATATTTTATAACTCATTTTAAAGAGTTATTCTTATTAGACGGTAAGCCTTCTAATCTAACAGAAAATGATCTAAAGCGTAGGAACACAATTGTCAAACTAATGGATGATTGGGGATTACTTGAGACAGTAACACCAGTAGGTGAAGTCGCAGCTTTAAATCAAATCAAAATTATTTCCCACAAAGACAAATCTGACTGGGAACTATGTCCAAAATATAATATAGGTATTAAATAAAACCTGTATAAATAAAACTGAGTATGCCGAAAGGGTATTCATTTTTTTAACCTTGCTATATATAGGAGGTCATTATGACAAACTTAGCATTTAACTTCCCAAGGGATACGTTCTTGGGTTTCGATCAACTTTTTAATACATTACAAAATACTAACATGGAGACCGTTCGCGGTGCCGGATATCCCCCGTATAATGTAATTAAAAGAGATGATGGTCACTTTCTAATCGAAATCGCTGTTGCGGGATTTGGTAAAGAAGATATTGATCTAACACTTGAAAAAGGTGTATTGACAATCACTGGAAAGAAAAAATCTGGTGTAGATCAAAGAGAATATGCACATCGTGGCATTTCTCAAAGGGCGTTTGAAAGATCATTTACTTTAGCTGACACACTCAAAGTTGTTGGTGCCGATATTGTAGATGGTATGCTTGTAGTTATTTTGGAGAACAATATTCCAGAAGAAGACAAGCCTCAAACAATCAATCTAGGTGACCTGCCGAAATCAGCGAAGAAGCTGTTACTAGGCTAAATACTAAGGAGCACATGGCATA